TACCGTCAACATATGCTGAATTATTTTGGTCAATAAACTTTGAATGGCAATCAACATCAGTTGAATTTATTTGTGGTAAGGTAAATAATTTTTTATCAAGCATATTATATTTACCAATTAAATATTTGAATGGGTCCAATAAAGGTGCCATTTTAAAGAAAACTTCTTTATCTTTTACTTTGTTATTTGTTACATTCTTAAGTCTACAATTAAATAAATGAAAATCATCGTCGCCTCCATCGTTAACATTTGAAATATACCATTTGTTATTTAAATTAATACTGTTATAATTACTATCATTTAAGGTAAAAAATTTATTATAAATAGGTATATAGTTTTGCGCATTTGAGAGAAAAAGAGTTTCAGGTTTCTCTAAACATTTAAAAAGTTCAAGGTTTTTCCTCTTTTGATAGTTCACGTTTATCATTCTTTAGCTAATTAATATATAAATTAAATGTGTTTTTAACTTATTATAAATGCTAATATTTTATGAATTTTTCTCTCTTATTGCGTATAATGATTCATTTTTTAATTTCTATCTTTTATAATAATGACCTTAGAACTAAAGAAATTTGATATGAAAAGTATTAGCTTCAAACCAAATGAAAATAAGGGACCGGTTGTAGTTTTGATTGGAAAGAGAGATACCGGTAAATCCTTCTTGGTAAGAGACCTGCTTTTTTATCAACAAGAAATTCCAATTGGGACAGTTATTTCTGGAACAGAAGAAGGTAACGGATTCTATAGTAAAATGGTGCCAAGATTATTCGTACATAACGAATATAATACAGCTATTATTGAAAATGTTTTAAAAAGACAACGCACAGTTTTAAAACAAATTAAACATGAAATGGAAACATATAAACGGACTACTATTGATCCCAGAGCATTCGTAATTTTGGATGATTGTTTGTATGATGCTACATGGACTCGCGATAAAATGATGCGATTATTATTTATGAACGGGAGACATTGGAAAGTAATGTTGGTCATTACTATGCAGTATCCTCTTGGTATTCCTCCCACACTGAGAACAAATATAGATTATGTTTTTATTTTGAGAGAAAATTACATTGCGAACAGGAAGCGCATTTATGAAAACTATGCTGGCATGTTTCCAACATTTGAGAGCTTTTGTCAAGTGATGGACCAATGTACTGAAAATTATGAGTGCTTGGTAATTAATAACAACTCTAAATCAAACAAATTACATGACCAAGTTTTTTGGTATAAAGCCGATAATCATGGTGATTTTAGATTAGGTTCAAAAGAATTCTGGGAATTATCAAAAGGAATGAAAGATGAAGATGAAGAAGAGCAATATGATCCTACAAAAAACAAGAAAAGAGGAGCTGGGCCAAAGATTAGTGTAAAAAAAACAGCTAAATGGTAAAATGATGATTTCTTTTTCAAAAAAGTATAGCAAAAATAGGTTTTATTATTTAATGTATTTTAAATAATAAATTTAATTCATTTTTTTTATTAACAATCATCAAACGAAATTGTGAGAGGATATTTAATATAATAATCTCTCCAATTGGCTCAACCTTTTCTTTACTACGTTATAAAATGTTGATTTAATCTACTTTTTCCATAGAATCTTTATTAGCAAAAGGTCCACTAATTAATTGACTTTGACCATTGTCAGTCTTACCAACAACAATATTTTCACCTTCGAACAACTCCATACAGATGTCAGCAGTAGAAATGTTTTCTTGTTCCTTAAACGCTACTTCTTGAGTGTTAATATTGTTAACGCCAATTAAATTACCTTGTTCATCAATGGATTGAGTTAAGGTGTTGCCAGATTTCTCGGCATTCTTAATATTCTCATCAATTGCCTTTTGCTTAGATTCCTTGACGCGCTGTTCAAAAGCGGACTTAGCATTAGATTCATTCTTGGTCTTCTCGCTCATCAATTGGTTAAGCTCTTCTTCCATATACTCAACACGTCCAGTCTTATAAGCTTCAGGATCCCAAGGCATCCACATACCAATAGGACCTACATAAACATCATGATTAGGATCAATTTCTCTCAACATTTTACATCTCAACTCGGCTTCTTCTTGAGTAGGATAAGAACCACGAATCTTTAACCCTCTAGTGTTGGTTTGGAAGTTATGAGCAACATCAAACTGTTTTTGGAGCTCATCTTCATTATTATCAGTATATGTTTTGAACTCATCATCCATGCTAGATTTAACAAGAGCATCTCTTTCTTCTTTTACGAAATCTTTAAAATCATTTGATACATCATCGAATGAAATATTGTATTTAAAGGAAACAAAATTAAGGAACTGAACAAATTTTTCCATTGATTTGTTAAAGTCCCACTTCTTTAGGAATTCTTCGAAATAGAAGATTTGTTTTTCCTTTAGAATTTTGTCTGGAGAACAAAATGATACACAAACGAATTTTTGTCCAGCAATAGGTTTATCTTCCTCTAACAAGTCTACATATTTAGGATTAACCTTACCATTAACTTGCTTTTTTTCAAACCCAGACTTTTTTGAATTCTTTTCTTTAGAATGACTCATTTAAATAGAATAGGTATTTATTTTTAAGTATTTTAGCGCAATATATATTTTTTTTCTTATTATTTAATATAAATGAACGGACTTGTAAACGTTGGAGAACTTGTTAAAAGAATCATTAAGTACCTTGTTGAAGGTTTAATGGTAGCTATTGCTGCTTACGCTATTCCTAAACGTTCTTTGAACATTGAGGAGATTATTTTGATTGCTTTAACTGCTGCGGCTACCTTTAGCATTCTTGATACCTACATTCCTTCCATGGGTGCTACTGCTCGCTCTGGTGCTGGCTTTGGTATTGGTGCTAACTTGGTTAAATTCCCTGGTGGGTTTTAAAGCGAAGCGATTGTAAAGGGAAGCGATCGTAAATCAAAAATCTAACATAATATATTTAATCTAAATATATTATATATTATGGTAAAACATTCACGTAAAAGGTGTAGAATACAAAAGCGAAAGTCTAGCAAAAGAAGTACTAAAAAGATGGTTGGTGGCGTTTTTAGTCCAGAAGAGAATCAACAGTTAATCGGTATGGGATTTACGGATAATGATATTACATTTCTCTCAAATGCTGATATTGGATTAAATATTATCCAAATGACTTTAAATCAAGTAAATCCTGCTACTGGCTATCCTTTTACACCTGAAGAACTAATTCAAAGTATGAATGAAGCAAATGATGAAATAAATCAACTTGACGTATCAGGTATTTCAAATGTTTCAGATGATGAACATAATTTTAATGATTCTTTTGACGATTCAATGAATACAACAACTGAAGATATATCACTCCTAAGTGGCAATAATAGTAATAATAGTAATGGTTCACAAGGATCATTACATTTATCAGATTTAAATGTAAGCAATAATGGTAATAATGATTCACAAGGACCTTTACAATTATCAGATTTAAATGTAAGTAATAATAGCTCACAAGGGCCTTTACAATTATCAGACTTAAATGAAGATAATACTAATAATAGCTCACAAGGTTCTTTACATTTATCAGACTTAAATGAAGATATTAATGGTTCACAAGGTTCTTTACATTTATCAGATTTAAATGAAGATATTAATGGTTCACAAGGTTCTTTACATTTATCAGACTTAAATGTTAGCAATCATGATGACGATGATTCATTAGATTCTGGAAATACTACAACTGGTTATTCATTTGGTGGCAAAAAAGGAACTACGAAAAAGAGGAGAACGATGAAAAAGAGAAGAACTATGAAAAAGAGAAGAACGACGAAAAAGAGAAGAACGACGAAAACAAAAAAAGCTAAAAAAGGGAAAAAAAGTCGTAAGCAACGCGGAGGTATGTGTTTTGGTAACGGCGTAGGTGCTAATAGTTATGATCCAAACTTTTCCATTTATAACACTAGAGAGTTAACTTTATTTCCTTACAGACCTACAAATTAAGTTTTTACATAAATAATAATTAAAATAACATTATAATTTATGTGTTAGAATCAATATGTTTCTTTGAATACATTTGTATTTAGTGTGTTTGTATTATTACTAATTGTATATAATAATAAATATTCGCCTTATAAGATTGAGGAATTAAATAGTGTATATGCGTATTTCTTTCTAATGTCATTTATTACAATGCAGTTAATAGAATTTTTTATTTGGAGAAACCTAAATGATAAAGAAATAAATAAATTATTTTCAAATTTAGGCGCGTTGCTATTATTATTACAACCAGTTGCTTCATTAATGTTATTAAAAGATGTACCCCTAAGAAATAAAATGTTAACAGCTTATGGCATACCAGCTTTTTCTTATTTTATTTACGAATTTATTAATACAGACTTTGTAACGGTTGTGTCAAAAACCGGACATCTAAAATGGGAGTGGATTGATTTAAGTGGAAATAAACGAATTTTATTCATAGGTTGGTTATTTTTCCTGTTTTTTAGTATATTTTATAATAAAAATTATTTAGGGTTAGCTTACACAGTCGCATTATTATTAATTTCATTATATTCTTATACAAAGGATGGGTCGTTTGGTTCATTATGGTGCTGGTCAATAAATTCATTCATGTTATTTTATGCTATAAAATTATTGGTAATAATCCCTTATAAAGAACACGGATTATGTTAAGGATTTATTATGTTAATGTCTAAATAGTTGGTATAAATTCCCAATCAAGCTCTTCGCAAATTTTTTTCCAAATATCATCTTGTTCTATTCTTTTCTCTCTATCTTTCAATAAAGGAAATAGTGGAAGATATTTTTCTTCACCTAGAAGCTCGCAAAGTTTATAAGCTGTATAATAATAATTTAAAAAATTAACTCTATCGTCAGGACAGAACTTGGAATATGGTGATTGTAATTCAATAAAAAGATTACACAATGTCTCTTCTAATTCAGGAGACATAATGGGGGGTTTAATCCCCAATTTATCTTTAATAAATGGTATATGTTCATAGTATTTATTATAGCCTAACTTTTTAAGAATTTCTTTGGTTTTCCCATTAGTGATTTGTGTCAAATCTATTCTCTCTTTTTTAATTTGTAGTTTAATATTTTCAATAACATCTGGAGGTATTTGAGTAGTTTCTTTGCCCTGAAATTGTGCTAATATTTCCTTAAAATGATTAATTCTTTTATACGCATAAAAGCAAACTTCTTTTGGAGGTTCTTTGTATGAAGGTTTTTCATTTTCGATCAAATATGGAATGCTTCTTGAACAGGTATTACAAACCATGATTCCTTCATCTTCTAGAGGTATTAATTCACCTTTATTACATATTTTACAAATATCTGTTTGACAAATAAATGAATTAACATCAAGAAATGATTCATCAATATTACTTAAATATTTAATAACAATATTATTATTCTCTAGTTGTTGTTTTAATTCATCTGTATTATCTTGTTTAATTTTAAAAAACGAATTAACTAATTTTGATTTAGTTGTTGAAGCTTGAACCGAGTTACCATCAGATATACTTTTTTTATTTTCAAAATATTCAAATATAAATTTAGAATTATCAAGATAGTATTCTTTTTTCTTTGATTTTGTCTCTCTAATTTTTTCAGTGAGATCGATAATTTTATCTTCAATATCTAATTTTTGTTCGACGGTTAATTCGTCGCAACTATCAATAAGTTTTTGTTTTAATTCATGGCGTTCAATTTTGAAATCAGGAATTGTGTTGTTTTCATCTTTAGTGAATTCATTTAAAAATTCCTTATGCTTTATATCAAGGGTTATAGACGTTTTTTTATTAAATTTAAATTTTTTATTAGACTTGGGTTTAAAGCTAGGCATATTCTTTTAATTAAATATATGGTTTTTATTTAATTAGTAATTGTTAATAAATATATTTTAAATAAATTTAAAGAACATATTTAAAAATAAAATTGAATCATTTAAAGAAATATCAATAATACAATATAATATTTAAGATGGATAATTTACTAAATACGATGTTTATTAAGCGTTTCTGTTTACCGTATAATTCGGACATTGAGTTATATGAGAATGGTAATCGTACTATACCCTCGTGTGTATGCGGAAACTACAATCACGTGTCGTGTGTTTTACAAGGGAAAGGGAAACCTGAAAAAGGCTAGAATTCTTAGTTTTGGAATGAATCAAATGGGTGATGTAGCAGGAAATATACCAGGCATACATGCCGAATGTGATGCTATTTCCAAGCTAATTCCATTAAACCCAAGAAAAAAACTTGAAAATATAAATATTCTTGTAATAAGATTGTCTCCAAAAAATAAAATTCAATCTAGTAAGCCATGTAGTAACTGTATAGAAACGATGATTAATTTGCCGCCTAAAAAAGGGTATAAAGTTCAGAATATTTACTATTCAGATGTATTTGGTGACATTATAAAAACATCATTAAATACTTTAGAGAAAGAAGAAAGGCATTATTCAAGATTTTATAGGAACCAAAAAAATTTGATAGTTAAAACCTGATTAATGTTTTCTTAAAAATATTTAATGGATATAAAAATAAATTTAGAGTCTTTGACTGATTTAGAAAATGTTAAAATTGATGCTATTAAATTTCAAAAAATGCTTTTTTTGTTTAATGCCATAGAGCAAGGATGGTCTGTTAAGAAACGTAGTGATTCTTTTGTCTTTACAAAAAGTCATGAAGGTAAGAAAGAAGTATTAGAAGATTCTTATTTAAAAAAATTTATGAAAGCTAATCTAGACTTAACTAAAATAATTTCATAATAATTTCATAATAATTTTATATGGCAGAATGATTATAGTTATTTTTATGGATCTGATTAGATTTTTTAATAAACTCATCAACATTTGTAGATATATTTTTGGCACATTTTGGGCATTTACATTTTCTATTAATATGAAAATCCGGAATTTGTTCAAAATCGCCGTGTTCCTTACAAATTATGTTAACAGGTGTATTAGCATTTGTGTAAATAACTTTAGAATAATCATATACTTCTCCATGAATTAGTTTTGCCTTATATATAAATAAATCTGTATTTGATTTAAAATTATTAGAGCATTTTTGGCAATTGAAATTACTCAAATGATTTGAAGGTGTTTGTTGAAATTCGCCATGTTCTTTACATATTATGGTAACATATGTTTTAGCATTCACATAATTTACTTTAGAGTAATCATATCTATTTCCATGAATTTTTTTTGCTTTAGTAATAAATAGTTCAGTTTTGGATACTTTAATCATTTATATAAACATATAAATTATTTATAAGCTATTTAGTAATAAAATAATTAATACAGTATAAAATAATTAATACAGTATAAAAATAATTAATACGGTATAAAAATATTGTATTAAAATTTAATTAATTAATTAAATTAATTAAATTGATTTCCAAAAAATTTTTTTCTTTAGCTTATTTATAAAATGGGAGGAGGTCTTATGCAATTAGTCGCCTATGGCGCTCAAGATGTTTACCTTACTGGTAATCCACAAATTACTTTCTGGAAGGTTACTTATCGCAGATATACTAACTTTGCTATCGAGTCTATCGAACAAACTTTCAACGGTCAAGCCGATTTCGGTCGCCGTGTACAATGTGTCATCTCCAGAAACGGAGACTTGGCCTACAGAACATATTTACAAGTAACACTTCCTGAGATCAACCAACTTATGGGTCTTGGAAACTACTCTGCCGGCCAAAACCAAGGTGTTTATGCCCGTTGGTTGGACTTCCCTGGTGAGCAACTTATCGCTCAAGTTGAAGTCGAAATTGGTGGTCAAAGAATCGACCGTCAATATGGTGACTGGATGCACATCTGGAACCAACTTACCATGACTGCTGAACAACAACGTGGTTACTTCAAGATGATTGGTAACACCACTCAACTTACCTTCATCACTGATCCTTCTTTCTCTGATGTTGAGTCCCCTTGTGACTCCTTGGCTCCTCGTCAAGTTTGTGCTCCCCGTAACGCTCTTCCTGAGACTACCCTTTACGTTCCTCTTCAATTCTGGTTCTGTACCAACCCTGGTCTTGCTCTTCCCCTTATTGCCCTTCAATACCACGAAGTCAAGATCAACCTTGATATCAGACCTATTGATGAGTGCTTGTGGGCTGTTACCACCTTGAACTGCAACAGCGGCTACAGCGCAAATAGTAATGGATTCACCTCTAGCAACCAATACACTGTTGGTCGCCCTGTCCCTGCCACCATTGCCTACAATCAATCTTTGGTTGCTGCCTCTTTGTACGTTGACTATGTCTTCTTGGACACTGATGAACGTCGCAGAATGGCCCAAAACCCTCATGAATACTTGATCACTCAACTCCAATTCACTGGTGATGAGTCTGTTGGTTCTTCTTCTAACAAGATCAAGCTTAACTTTAACCACCCCGTTAAGGAGCTCATCTGGGTTGTCCAACCTGA